TGTCCGGCTACGGTCAAATTTATATGCCGTCACAAACAGCTTTGCACGCCCTCGTTGGCGGCGGCGTTTGGAACAACGGCGTGCATTGCGGTAGCCGTGCCGTCCTTTGCTACAATTGCCCGTGGTACGTGCACACGTACGTTGGTGTGCGGTGCGTGTGTGACAGTCTGTAATCTGCCAGGGTGGGCGAAAGCCCACCCCATAGAAAAATATATAAACCGAGGATAAAAACATGGCAGAGAACAAGAAAAGCAATCAAGCGGATGCGTATATGGAGAGCATGAAAGCGTATCAAAAGACCTATGATTTTCTTTTATACCTTTATCCCATATTGTCACAGTTTCCGAAATTTGAGAAATTCGCATTGCAGAGCCAAATTAAAACGGCGGTTTTTGAAATGCTTAAATCAGTAATCAGATTTAGAAAGACAGGGACAAAGAGCCATATATATAACGCAGATGTAGAGTTGCAGTTTATCAAAACCCTCATACGGCTTTCCTACGATTTGAAATATCCGGCAATGAGCAAACACAGATACGAAGTATTGAGCAAGAAAATGACAGAATTAGGATGTATCATTGGCGGAATAATCGAAGCCGTAAAGAATGGAAATTGGAAATAATGTTGGCATTGCCAATTTTATTTTGGGGAAACTGTTAATATGCACCGGGCCAGTTCACGGAACTTTCCGAGCCTTGCACGCCCTCATTGGCGGCGGCAATTGGAACAACGGCGTGCATTGCGGTAGCCGTGCCGTCAATTGCAACAATTACCCGTGGAACGTGAACACGAACATTGGTGTGCGGTGCGTGTGTGACTTTACAATTTTATAGACATAGAAGCCCAAGCGGCCACTAGCAAAGATTTACATTTTAAGTAAGTCAGACGGTTTGCCCGTTCCGGTGCGATACCGGACAAACTAACAAAGCAAACCACCTTTTAGTAAAATAGAATATTTGAAAATTGGTAGGGATTAAATGAAAACAGTAAAGGGACTACATGAGAAAATGGGGACCTTTGAAAATGCCAATACTTCATTCCACCAGGCGGCAAGGTGCAAGCGGTACACGAATGAGGTATTGGCTTTTTCTATGGTTAAGGAAGAGGAACTTTTAAGAGCAACCGAGGAAATACAGAATTTAACATATAGGCAAGGGGAATATAAGATATTTAAGGTGTTTGAGCCAAAAGAACGGCTTATTATGGCGTTGCCGTTCTATGATAGAGTGGTGCAACACATGATTTGTAACGCTATTCAACCCGTATTTGAAAACGGATTTTATTACCATTCTTACGCTTGCCGGAGCGGTAAGGGGATGCACGCCGCAAGTGATACATTGTATCAATGGATGTATGAAACAGAGGTAAAGCAAGGGTTAAGGATGTATGCCTTTAAAGGGGATATATCAAAGTATTTTGCATCTATACCGCATGACGAATTAAAGGATGAAAACCGCCGCTATATAGGGGATAAGAAAGCCCTTATGTTAATGGATGATATTATAGACCACAACGGCATATTGCCGGACGGCGTGGGAATACCCGTTGGAAACCTCACAAGTCAGTTATTTGCGAATGTGTACGGCAATAAGTTAGATAAATTTTGCAAGCACGTTTTACATATTCCGTATTTTGTGCGGTACATGGATGATTTTATTATCCTATCGGATGATTTGGAGCAGTTAAAAGAATGGGTTAAGAGAATAGAAGAATTTTTGGAAAATGAAATGCTTTTACATATTAACCCTAAAAGCACAATCCTATACGCCGGGAATGGTATAGATTTTTGCGGATATATCCACTATGCAGACCACAAGAAAGTAAGAAAATCATCTATCAGAAAGCTAAAGCAAGATGTAAAGGCGTATGAGTTGGGCAAATTGCCGCCGGAAGAATTTAACCGGAAGTATGAAAGCAGAAAGGGACATTTAGGACACGCCGACACATACCACATTGCAAAGGCGGTTGAATACGAATTGTTGTTCTATGAATGGGAACGCCTGGAAGCAACGGCGTAAAAAGGGTCAGAATAAAAAGCCGTTCCATTATATGATTTACTTGTAAAAAACAAGGAAAGGAGCATGGAACAATGGAGAAAATGTTTAACTTTATTTCCGTGATTGTCGGATTGGTTGGCGGTTTTATCGTTTCGTTGTTCGGCGGTTGGGATGTGATGTTATACACAATATTGCTTTTTGCTATCCTGGATTATTTCACGGGCATTTTGAAAGCAGTCTATAAAAAAGAACTTTCAAGTGCAATCGGATTTAAGGGGATTGTAAAAAAAATCATGGTATTTGTGGTTATCGCAGTTGCCTACAACGTGCAGAGAATGACCGGGGACACAATACAATTAAGGGAAATTGTTATTGTTTTCTTTATCTGCAATGAAGCACTTTCCATTTTGGAAAATGCGGCGGAATTTATCAACATACCGCAGCAGTTAAAAGATGTGCTTTTGCAGTTAAGGGACAAGAACGCAGCGAAAGCGGAAGAAAAAGAAGAAAGCGAGGAATAAGACATGGCAACAAAAGACCAGGTAAACGCCTTTATTGCAAAATTGGCAGCAATCGCAAGAAAAGAATATTTAACCCGTGATAAATGGGTTTTACCGTCTGTATGTATCGCACAGGCCGCATTAGAAACCGGGTGGGGAACATCCGGGCTTATGACAAAGGCTAATGCGTTTTTTGGCATCAAGGCCGGAAGCAGTTGGAAAGGCAAGGTTTACAGTAGTAAAACAAACGAGTGCTATGACGGTAAGACCTACACGCAGATTACCGCCGCTTTCCGTGCTTATGATAGCCTGGAAGAGAGCGTGGCAGATTATTACAATCTGATTTGCGGAAGTTCCCGTTATGCCGGAGCAGTAAACAACGGAAACGCCGAAAGTGCTATTACCGCAATCAAAAACGGCGGATATGCAACAAGTCCTACATACATCAAGAATGTAATGAACATCATCAATTCTTACAACCTTACACAGTATGATACATGGGACGGAGAGAACCAGGGACCGGCGAACAAGGAAACCCACGGTTATAAGGTGGGGGACAAGGTAAGAGTGATTGACAACATCACATACAACGGGGTGCGTTTTGCAACCTATTATGATGAATATGATGTTATCCAGGTAAACGGGGACCGTGTTGTTATCGGTATCGGTAACACCGTGACGGCAGCAGTAAACGCCGCCAACATTGCAAAGGATGAAGAGATTGCAGAAGCCCCGGCGGATGCAGAAGTACCAACCGACATTCCGACCCAGGAAGAAACAGAGAACGCCCACGGTTTCAAGGTAGGGCAGAAAGTAAAGGTTATCAATGCTTACGATTACTACGGTAATATGTTTAAGTGTTGGTACAGTAAATATGATGTTATCGAGGTTAAGAATGACAGAATTGTTATTGGTATCGGTAACACCGTGACGGCAGCAGTAAACGCCGCCAATTTAGCAGCAGCATAAGCAACGCCACCTTTAGGAATTTGGCTACCAAAAGAGCAAGGAAATAATGTATATCACGGAATTAAAAGCACACCTTAAAAAAGTGTGCTTTTTCTTTATTTAAAAGATTTTTAAAATAGTACGGAATATGTATTGACATAGTACGGAATATGTAATATAATAAAGACAGTTAAGAGAGGAACATAAAGAAAGCGAGGAACACAACATGACATATAGCGAATTAGTAAAGGAAGCAATTAGAAAAGCACATGAGGAAGCAAAGGCAGCAGCCGAAGCAACCAAAAACCAGGTAGCACAATTTGAGGTTGGCAAAACCTACTATACACGCAGCATTTGTAACCATGATTGTATCTTTTCCGTAAAGGTTATAAAAAGAACCGCAAAGACCGTTGTAGTCTTAAAGGACGGAGAAGAAAAGCGGTGCAAAATTGGGCTTTCCTGGAATGGCAAGGAAGAAACAATTACACCGTGGGGCGTTTACTCCATGTGTCCGGTAATTGGAGCATCCGACATAGCAGCATAATAACACATAAGACCGGGGCAAACGTCCCGGCAGAAAGGAAAAGAGCATGAAAACATATTATTGTGTAACATCATCATTTGACGATAGGGGGAAGAGCAACGGCAAACATTACAGATATGATAAAAGCAGAAGAAAAGCCGGAAAGTACATATACAAGTACCAGGAGAAAAGATATATATAATGATTGGTTTGAAAGCGAAAAAGAAGCACAAGAGTATGTGGAACAAACAAGAATTGCATAAGGCAAGGGCGGAACAATAGCCGCCCGGCAACTAAAACGGCCACACCGTGAACGGGTGCGAGTGTCCCAAGCCACTATAAACCGTTGAGGGGTTGCAACAATAGGCGTTGCGGTACTGTCTGACAAGTTTTGACCCACGTTTTAATGTGAAACGGGGAAGCAATGAGGAATACACCGGGCAAGGGTGCATTGCTTATATACACAATCGTTTAGACCAATGCCCGGAAACCCAAAACGCCTATATGATGCAACTATATATTGAAACCCGTTGTTTCTGTGATTTTATCAATGGTAAATACACGCACTTTTAAGCCCGGCACATTCCGCCGGGCTTATTGCACATAAAAAATAAATTTAAAATAGTACGGAATATGTATTGACATAGTACGGAATATGTTATATAATAAAGACAGTTAAGGGAGATACATAAACTTAATGAGTAATGGGCAAGCATAGAAAGGAGAACTTCATGGACGAGGATATGAACGTAGGCGAGTTACTTAAAGAAACGGCAGAAGAAAATCAGACCAGGAAAATACTTGAAATCTTAAACGAGTGTAAGGACCTGGCAGAAGCCAAAGAAAGAGTAAAAGCCCTACTTAATAAGTAAGGCTTTAGGGAAACAGAAAGGGCGGTGGACTTGCCAAAACCGCCCTAAACTGTAAAAAGTATTATACACCATTTGGCAAGAGAAAGGAAGAGGGCGTAAATGCCAAAAATAAAAAAAGAGTTCGACCAGACGAAATATCAGAACGAATATAAAAAGAAAACCTATGACCGCATGGAATTACTTGTGCCAAAGGGAGAAAAAGCAGTAATAAAGGAAAAAGCGGCAGCAGTAGGGACAAGTGTAAATGAGTTTGTGTATTCAGCAGTAAAAGAAAAAATGGAAGCAATGGAAGCAGTAACAGAAACGGAAGAGTAACACGGAAGAAAGCGAGGGAACACAACATGGGATTATTTAGTAACCTATTTTCTAAAAAGAACACGGCAGCAGTACAACCGCAGCCTGTACAGATGCCGGAAGAAAAAAAGCCGAGGTATATTGTAAAAAGCCAACGGTTTATCCTGGACAATGTAAAAGACCACATGGAAGATATTATGGACCTTGTGGAGAAAAACGAGGATTACAAGTTAAAAAAGAAAGACCTCATAGAAGAAAATAGAGAAGATGAAAACATCTATGAATATGAATTGAACGAAAAAGCAACAATAACCACTATATCTTGTG